CTTCATCCCATAAACGGTAAGCTGTTCCTGCGTCGCCTGTACTATCGGTCGTTGATCTACTGCGCCTGCTCCGTCAAATGTCCCAGTCTCCGCTTGCAAAATTGACCAATATACATCTTGATGATAAGAAGCCTTATCTTCATAATACGAATAGGTTTCGCCCTGCTTGCCAAGCGGCGGGTTCACATCTTGCGTATCGTCTATTTTGATACGAACATCGTATTGTCGATTTGCCACATAGTCGTCGCCGCCATCCGTTAAGTTGTCAAGATCAACACTTTCTACGTATCGAAGTGTTTCGTATGTGGCCGCTGTATAGAATCCATCTTTTATCGTGTGCCAATCGTCGGCGTCGGCAATTGAATATTCAATTACTACATACACCTTAAAGGTCTGCATGGCCCCGGAGCTGTCGACGTATCCAAGTCCACCGGGCAATGTCAACAGGACATTAATTTTCTTGCTATTTGTCGGGGTGCGTTTCGTTAAATAATCGGCATATTCGATTTTCTGCCCTATCGTCAGATCAATAATGCGTTTCGGGTAATAGGTGTTGACCGCAGATGCCCCGCGCTGTTCTTCTGTGTCTACATCCGAATAATTAGATAACGGACTCTCGCCGATCTTCACGGTTGCGGTATCAATATCTATTTCCTCGTAGCCGGCGCAAAACAAAAGATGAAGGTACTGATCATTGGAGGCAAATTCCGAATATGGAAGCGCAGCTAAATCTGGGACAATCAAATGTTTGCCAAGTAATACCGGCACCCTGCCGCCCAGCCGTGCCCGATTGCGAGAACCACGGATTGACGGTGCGGGATTCGGGCGAGATATTTCTGGGGCGACGCCGGGAGTTTCGGGGATATCTGGATTATATAAAAGTACGCCGACACCGCCCACCATTGTGCCAATACCGGCATAAATAAGTCCGGTTCCAATTGTCGCCCCGATACCGGCTGTAAATACGGTTAGCAAAATGCCCGCAGTAATCAATGCCGCGCCGCCGATGATACTGCCAATGCCAAAACTCTTTTGATCGCCCTTCGGCACGGCCCGCACAATCAGCTGTTCGCTTTCCGGCACCTTGCTCAGATCATCAACAATCGTATCGCCGTCGATCGCTATCAGGTCATATACTTCACGATTTACGTCCAGTGATTTGAGTAGCGTTTCAATCGGCTCGCGTTCAACGGTGAGTTCCCGACGCTCGGTGGTAAATGGATTCGGCAAAAAGGTGAGTCTAAGCGACACGGTAATATCCTGCTATTCGCCATTTGAGGCGCGGGCCGTCAATGCGTTCACAACACGTGCCGTATTTGCGCGATGTATGAAGACAGAGACCGCCCTCGAGATATATGCCGATATGCGACGCGGCACCCGCATTGCGCATCAACACGAGATCGCCTTCCTCCGGCTCTCTAACGGGTTGTGCATCGATTGTCGGAGCATTTACGTCTATCAGTTTGGCGATTGTCTCCCGGTCCTCTGCCGTCGCGTACATTACGTCAGCGAGTTCCCGGTTGAACTCATTCCGGTAAATCAGGATGACGAGTCCAAAGCAATCACAGCCCTCAAAAGACCGGCCTTTATCGAGATAGGGGATCCGTATGTATTTTGATGCGTCTATCATCCGTACAACCCCGGGAACGTCGTGTTTTTGTAAACGATATTCGATACATTGAGTCTGAGCGGATTGTCGGGATATAGTTCGCCGCTTACTGTGTGCGCGTCATAGTTCACGGCGCGCAAGTAAAACGTCCATGGTCCGGCCTCGATCGTATCGGCATCGGACGCGAGAACAATGGAGACGTCGACCGTCGGCGGCGAGTCTATTGAGCGCACCGCCTCGACCATCGCCCGATCTACGTTGTCAAACGTGATCCGGCTGTTTTTGATCGTACCGTCTTCCTCGACGGGCGGCGTAAACATGAATGCCGCCGCCTCATACGTGTCACCATTCGATATGATGCTCTCGTAGTTATTCACCAGTCGAATCGGTACGGCGAGATCCGCATGGTCGATTTCCACGAGGCATAAAAAAACCTGCTCGGTCTGTTGCCGAAGCAAAGCTTGTTTTGCGATAGCACTGAGGTTACGACTCATTGACTTCGATCTCCTCTAGCGCAAAAGACACTTTGAGGGCCGATGATTGGAAGGGAGTTGCGACATACGGCGCCTGGCCGGTTGGAATAATGAATCGCGCGTCAATCGTCGTATCCCCGTCATCTATGGGATTCGGGAAAATGAATTCCAGCACCCCGCCGCCGAGTGTCGTATCAACGAATGGTTGGAAGTACGTAGTAAACTGCGTACGACTCATGATCATCGCGCCCCGATGCACGTTGTAAACTGCGGTAAACCTGCGCCTGACTTTCGGCGGCCCCGCGTCCATCTGCGTGCGGATTACCCCGCTCCCGGGTTCGTATGAATATGAGTCGGCCTCAAAATACTGCGGAAGATCAGCTGGCCAAGTAGCCATTACGCTATCCCCTTGCGCGCGACGCCGTAGTTTTGGCGCATCGCTCCATCGAGATCGCCTTTGTTGATCGCGTCGCGCATTGCGGCATTGATGATGAAAACAAGCTCTTCGCCCGTCGGCGTTCTCCGGCGCTCCGTGCTCACTTGGGCATTCGTATAGTTTTCGACGCGCACGTTGATCTGCGTTCCCGCCGCTTTCACGCCAAGGTCACCGGACGGCGTGCGCGCAAGCGGCATAATGGCTTCCGGTCCCGCTTCGCCCATGAGTCCGGCGCCGTGCGCCATCGGGAATAACGTCGGCTGATCGACGATCATATTGCTAAAGGCTCCGCCGCGCCGAAACGGTATGACGTTCCCGCCGTCGTACGCGTTGCCCTGGGCGTTTTGCGTGAAGCTCGAAGCTGCGCCCGAATACGTGGATATCGCAGCTGCCCCTAACAGTAGGCCAAGCGCTGCCGGCCAGTTATTAATATTTTGCTCAACCATCGCCTTTGCGATTGAAACAAGTACGCCGGCCGTCATATCCATGAGAGCTGTCGTAAAATTGATAACTACATCGCCGAGCGTTTTCATGTTTTCGCCACTCGATGTCATGGCTTCGCCCAATTCGCGGAAACTGGCAATTCCCTGATCGACAACGGACCACAAAAGGTTTTCACCGATCTGGTCAAGCCTCTCGTTGTAGTCTTCCAGGTCTGCCAAATACTGTTTCATCTCGCCGGATTCGATTCGGGCGATGTTATCCCCAACATCGTCAAGGGCATCGGCCCATTTGTTTGTTTCGTCAACAATCCCCGGAAGCGTATTGTAGTAGGCGTTCATATCGCCATTTAAACCCGCGATCATCGCTGCCGCTTGTTCGGCGGCAAATCCTTGTATGGCGAATTGATTAGTTACTTGTGGCAATAAACCGGTCAAATCTGTTCCGGTATTATAGAACTCGGCCATTGTGGCATCGCCGATTTCATATTTGGCTACCAATATTTCAAGTTCTCTTTCTAATTCTTTTACTACCTCATCTCGCTGCGCATCATGTGCCACCAAATCTAATGATTTATAAAAAGCTATCCTGGCTTCCGTGGCCTCTATCGTGCCTAGAGTCGTGCCTTTATATGCGTCTTCCAATTCCTTTAATATTCTTATGTTTTCTCCTGCGGAATCGGCATTCTCCCCTTGCGCTTTATTTTGATCTTCAAGTAATCCTTGTAACCAGGTAAGCACACCTTTTTCATACGCAAGTTGATTCAAAAATTGATCAGCAGTGCGGCTGGCCCATTCCACACCGGACTTTGAACCTTTCTCCATTTCCAGCTTATATTGATTCATCCATGCGAGAGCTTCTTTTTCGGCTTTTGCGACATTTTGTTCTTGTTTAATAATGGCGCTTTCATAATCAGTTGTACGTCCAGCGAGAGCGTCTCTTAATGCCTGTGCCGCACTAATGCTGTCATTTATTGTAGTAAATATCTCCGTTGCTTGTCTTGACGCCGGTTCCAGAACCCACGCTAAAAATTTACCGCCCTGCTCTTTCAGATCTCCAAGAGCATTTGAATATTGTTTTAGCGCGCCCAGAGTTGTAGCCCCTACCGCTTCGGCAGTGCCGCCGAATTTCTCATTGAGGGCTTGTACAATCATGGTAAGTTTTTCTGCCGGATCAGCGGTTGCGTCCAGTTCGATACCATATCTTGATAGCGCATTAGTAGTACTGCCAAGCGTTTTACCGACAAGCGACGCCGCAGCTTCTAGATCTACTTTCTGTGCAGTCGCGAAATCTAACAATGCCGGGGTAACTTTTTTTAATCCTTGTTCATTAAGATTTCCTAACTGCTGAAGCAACGCCATCGCGCTGATAATCACTTCGTCGCCATATGTAGTAACATTCTGCAAAGAAGATGCAAGTCTGTATAATGCATGTTGATTTACGTCTGCTATATGCCCGGTAGATATTAAGGCGGCATTCAATATTGCCATAGCATTCTCTTGCTCTCCGTAGGCGGAAACAAGATCATCGACCGCGCGCTTTACCGTGCCGAATATTTGCTTGGCTAATTGTAATCCTTGATTGAGAGTAATGATTGTTTTGCTGAATTTGCTCCAAGAGCTTTCAAGTTTTTGAGTAGATTGTTCGGTAGTATTTCCGGTGTCACCAAGTTGTTTGACGCGCTGATTAGCAGTAACAACGCCGTCCGAATCAATCTTGATTCCCAGATGTGCTATGTCCGCCATTTGCTCTCCACTTCAATATCTCTGCGTTCATCGCCCGCAACGCTTCCAACTCCCACGCCGCAAAGCATGTTCCCGTGAGCCTGCAATACGCCTCTATCTCGAAGTAACTTAGGCTTTGATCGGTACGCAGCCGCCAAAACTCCTGCCATACAAACGCGCCGTCATCGGGTGGTAGTACGTCCTCGCCCCTGGGCTCCGCTTCGCGCCCGAGGCTTTTCATCGCCTGCCGGAGGTGCGCCCCGCGGCTTGCCTTACCTACGGGCTCCGCCGCCTCTATTCGCTCTCGGACGCATCGGCAGAGCTCGGTGATAAAAAATAGTGCCTTGCGTCACTCGCAAACTGGAACACCTGCCGCCTGACATCCGGGGCGTTCAAATAAACGGTCCGTGCGTTCTCGGCATTGCACGGCCAATCTTTACCGTCTTTCTCGGCATTCCATTCGAGCGTGCAATCAGCAAGCACGTCTGCCATCAGGTCAAACTCAAGCTCCAGGTCTTCCGGCGTTACGTCCTTCCGGCCTCGCGCACGTTCGCGGTTGAGCTGTTTCGCCTGAGCTTTCGTCATTGCCCGCCTGAACTTGTCCGAATGCGCTCCGGCAATCTTGAACTTCAAGCCGGTCTCGGCCCCGAGCGGATCGGTAATCTCACACCACGCCCCGGCTTCGCTCGTTTCTCGCGTATACAGTTTGTCTATGTCCACATTTCCCCTCTTATTTTTCTTCTCGCGTCCCAGGTACGAAACCATACAGAACGCGAGACCAGATTACTTGAAATTACGAGCTCGCCGCGGTTGCAGTTATTTTCATGGCCGTCTCTTCGGTTTCATCGTAAAGCGCCTGGAACGGCATCGCTTGCGTGATTTCGTTCTCGGCTACGTTCCTCGTGTTCCCGGTCCATTTCACGCGCGGGAGGTCAACGAGATATGTATTGCCGTCGAGATCCTCAAGCTCAAATTGAAGCGCGCATTCGTCTTCAGCGAGAAACTCTTCGATCTCATCTTTGCCCGTGAAATACGCATTGAGTGTCCCGGTGATGTTCGCGCGCCCCGCTCCCATGCCGGACGCTTCATCGTCAAACAGGATGTAATGCGCCGCGAGGTTGTTGGCTACCGACAAATCCAGCGACGTAGCAACGCCGATTGCAACAAGATCCTTCTTGATAAAACCGGTGAAACTGTCAAAGGGCGGGTTACTGTTTGCCGCCGTAGGTGTGGCATCGCCGCTCGATGTTTCCGGGTCGATTAGTTTCCTTCCGATGAATCCGAATTGCCCGGTTATTATCCGGCCCTCGGGTTGCAGGCTTAAGGTGAACGTATCCACCATCGCCCCGATCATCGTCAGATATACGGCGATGTCCGTGAAACCCTCTTCCAGATCGAAGAAGTGGGCCGTTGTCCCTTGTTTCAGCACACCGGTAGACCAATCGCCGAACAATGCAGCCGCGAGAAAGTCGTCGTACGTCTCCCATGTCAATTCGAATGGAATCGGGAACGTTGCCCGCTGCACTCCCAGCCTGACATCCGTTATCGCCCGATCTGATCGGAATTCAGCCGATTGCTGAGGGCTGCGATCTACCGCGATACCGCCACCGCCTGTATTGCGGAGGACGGTCATTTGTGGCGTTGTTTCGCGTACGCCCCATTCTGATTCGGCGACGTACAAAATCTGCCGCCTTGATCCTTGTGCTATACTCATATTTTTACCCCATGATCCACCACTCGATCACGAGCGGTTTATGATACCAGTCGCCGTCCTCGCGCCCTGGTTGTGAGTAGGTCCGTCTGATTCTGACGACTACTTCTGATCCAAACGATTCCCCAGCGATAAACGAATCGCCGATAGATTCTGCAAGCGTATCGGCGATTTCAGTGCCTATTCCTGACGGCGTGAATACATCGACCTGATACACACCGTACTGCCGTGATTGTCCGTCTTGCATGATCTCCACGCGTTCCGGTATGCCCGGGAGCAGCGTCTCGCGCACCCACGGCGTATCGTCAGACGGCTTGAACTGTTTATTTTCCTCCGCGATAAGCGTCTCGCTCACCACGGTTTTCAACTGAGTTAATAGCGCGTCACGTACTTCGGCTTCATAGTTCATGCACTTGCCCTTCCGATTGCTTCAACCAGTCCCTCGAACTCGGCAACAGTTATCTTGACCATACCGGCCGGCGCTTGATCGCTGTAACCGTCTTCAAGCCGCTGGATATACGGCACGTTGTTCATGAGGAATATCGCGACGTTCGCCGCGTCCCAGCTTTCGATTGTCGGAACTGCCGCTGAGATAGTCGCTCCGCCGCCTTTATCTGTGCGCGCGACCTCGTTTCCCATCGGCGAGCCTACCGATGTCTGCCAGTTACCACGAGCGCGCCCGGAACGCACCGGGGTCCGCATTACGACGCGGCGCAATACTTCGAGCGCGACCTTGCGCGGGATCACTGTCATCTTCTGCCGCGTTTTGTCTTCAAACTGTTTAAGATCGTCGGAAAAGCTCACCTGGCTTGAACCTCCGAATAAATTACCGTATCGCCCGGCTGTAGCGGCACTACCCGAACGACCGTCAACTCATCACTTCCGACTTCAAGCGTGTCGCCAAGTACCGGCTGTTCAGTGCAAAGAAACAAGCGGTCATTTACCTCGACGAGCGTGCCGTCGATATGCCGGATCTCAAATCGATCTTCGAGCACGTAGCAATCAATTTCGGTAGCCGTCGCCGGGTCTTCGGTAACGATTTCTTCCGATCCGTTCTCCCAGTACCAGGTGCCGGTGAGAGCGTTAAACTTTTTCGTCCAGCCTTCTTCGGTTCCCGGTCTGATGATAGTCGCCGCCTTGCCTTCCTTCTGAATCTTAGCGGCTACTTTAACGGCTATCGCTTCGTAATTCACAGACTA